CAATACCAACTTGACCAGAACCATTAATTTGACTTAATAGTCTAGGCATTTGCAGTCTCCAATACAGAAAGAAGAACTTTTAAAGTGCTATTAGCACCTGCTTCCGCTACAATAGAATCACTTGTTTCTAATACTAATTTTCCATCTAAAGGAATATAAGCATCAGCAACAGGAACACTTGCTCCTTTAATTATCTCTGTTGTAGTGCTGCTTCTCTTATGTGACATTGTAAGAGTAGTTGCTGCAGAGGCGTAGTTTGTTACATGTGCATAAAGAATAATCCCAGTATAACCAGTGGGTGCAGTATATACTGTTTGACTAGAACTAGTCAATTCTATAGTAACTGTTTTAAATCTGTTAAGTGCAAGTGCCATATTAACTTAATGCTAGGATAAATGGAGTCATTTCTGAAAACAAACTCTTACTAAAGGATCTTCCACTAATTGTACCAGTTTCTTGGTTGATTTGTAAATCATCACCTATTCTGAAATTACCTGCTTGGTCTGTGCTTGTGTAAAGAACCTTACCACCTGACTCGGTAACAACTTCATTTTCTTGACTGGTAACACCACCACGTTTTGGTGTAGCAGTAACAATTTGATTACCTGCACCAACATACTCAAAGGTATGAGAACTAGCAACAATTCTACTTCCTTGTGAGAAGAATGCTGTGGAACCAACTCCAACTGCACTTAATAAATTAGTAGCAAGGGTTAAAGTAGATATACCTGAAGATACAGGTGTCGAACTATTTATTGTATAATAAAGATCCTCCATACTTGCAGTTGCAGTTGCAGTATTAGATCCTTCTTCAGGTGCAGAAATTGTTATATTTGGTGTAGACTCGTATTGAGATCCACTACTGATAAGTGTTATAGATGCAACACTATCTCCTTCTAAAGTTGCAAATGCAGTTGCTCTTTCACCATTAGGACCAGTAGGAGCATCTACTGTTACTGTAGGAGTAAATGAATATCCTGTTCCACCAGACCCTACAGCAATCTTCGTAACATCTTTATATAATCTATCAAAGAATACTAATTGACCATCATATGGACGGTCTACGTCAATCGCTGCTGTTCCACCAGAAACATATGTGTGTGCAAGAGTAGATATACCCACATTAACAATAAACGATGTAGTGGATGGAATTGAATCTACATCAAATACGAAAGGTTTTTTGTGAGGATATGTTTTAGAACCAAATGCACATGTTAGTCCAATACCAGCAAGTGTTACACCCATTCCTACTTGGAAGTTATGTGCAGAAGTTGTAGTAACAGTTGCTATACCAGAAAGATGATCATATACAAAATTACTAATATTTAAAGTTGGTGTGCTTACATTTACTTCGACATTTGCTTGAGATGCTGCAGCAGTTGCAGTAACTATACCTGTGTATTGTAAATCACTTACTCCTCTAGAAACTAAACCAAAAGTTCCAAAACTACAATTACTATTTGCTATGTCTGCTTGACCACCTTTATCACAAGTAACTGCTTCGTTTGTGCAAATAGTAAATAAAGAAACTAGTTGAGCAAAACCACTATTGGTAATAGCAACTCCAACGCCACCCTGATTATATTGAGTATATGAGTCTACATTTATTGATGCTAATAATCTTGCTTGATCTCCATCAACATATAATCCTGTTCCTGTTGTAGTATCACTTGTACAGTTTTGAATATATGGTCCTTTCCACTTACCACCACCAACATTTTCTGCAATCTCTGTAGTTGGGAATGCTACTGCAGCAGATGGTGCTAGATGACCTGTGAAAGTCATGTTTGCTAATTTAGATGCTTTCCTTACATGGAATATATCACTAGTTTCTGTAGTCGGAGTAACAGTAACTGATCTTTGATCATCACCTACAATAGAAACAAAAGCAGGAACTTCAATTGGATTTGCCTCCTCATATCTACCAGATAAAACTTTAATAGTTGTACCTGAATGAGCAGCACCAACAGCAGCTTTAATAGTTAAGAATGCATTATCAATCGATGTTCCATTATTAGTATCTACACCGTCTTTTGCAACATATAAAACATTAGGTGCAGAGTTAATACCAGATGCAGTGGCACTAATTGTTACACCAGTACCAATAGTAACTGCAGAATTAGTAATAGTAACACCATCTTCGCCATCAATTGTGCTACCAATAGAAATTGCATCTTCTTCACCATCAATAATAATGGATGAAGTACCAATAGTTAATATACCAACAATCCTAGCATTACCAGTAACTACTAACTCTTCAGGAAATGTTGATCCAGAACCGACATGAAGTTTGTTAGCAGTCGCAATACCAGATATATTCCAGTTACGTGCATTTACTTCATCGTATACAAGATCTCCCTGAACATCTAGATTACCTGTAACTTGAGCATCACCTTGAACATATAGTGCTTTATCTGCCTTTGCTGCTATAGTGCTGATACCTACATTTCTAGTGGTATGAATACCTGTATCACTAGATGCCCAAGTTCCTGCACCACCAACACTACCTTGTTTAGCAATCCATTTAGAACTTGCTGAACTGTATTGAATAATATAATTATCTGCTACACCACCAGTAACATCAACATCTTCTAAATCATCAAGACGAACAGCACCACCGCCACCAAAGGTTGCTAGTTGTTGCTGAACTCTATTAACAAAGAGTCTGTAATGCTCTGATAATTGATCAAGAGTTACATATCTCTTGTCTAATGGTGTTAGTGGATCAGAGTTATCGACATCAGGAGGAATGTTTAGTAAACCTTCTGATAGGATTTCTTTCTGATCAAACTTTTCTAATACTTCTTCTAATTGTCTAACTTTACCAGTGAGTTCTTTACTCTTTTGTGCTATCTCATCTACATTTAATTTCTCTACAACATCCTCAAACTCTTTACGAATACTCTTGATATGCTTTTCATTTACAGTAAAATTAATCTGTAAATCTTTTAACTTATCAGATAAGGTCTCTTCAAATTGCTCTACATTAGTTTTTAAATCATCATGATACTTTGTGGTACTAGTATCTAAATTCTCTTGCAGTTCACATATGTTGTCTGATAGATTTGATTCTAATTCAGTTATCTTTGATGCAAAAGAAGTTAAGGTATTTGCATACTCTTCTAACTTTTTATCACTAGAAATCTCTCTATTCTTAAAGTCTCTCTTTACAGTATCAGAAAGGAATTTAGATTCTTTAACAAGATTCTCAATTTTGATTATCTTTTCAGATAATACTCTATCAACTTCAGATTCTTTACCTTCTACTCTTTCATGAACAGCAGTGACACCAGTATCAAGAACTATAAGTCTTTCATCAAGAGTAACTATATCTTGTGCTAGATCTCTGAATAGTTTGTTTATACCTTTTTCAGTCTTTATCTTTGATTCTGCAAAAGACTTTCTATGCTGTTTTATATCCTTTTCAATTCCTTTGATTCCTTTCTTATAATTTTCTTCAACCTTCTTTAATTTCTCATCTACTAACTCTTCATTTTCTGTTAGTCTGTCTTCAGTCTTTAATTCAGTTTCTGCAAAGAATTTTTTGTATTCAGGTAATTCTTCTTCTACTAATGCTTTAACCTTATCACCAATACCCTTTACATCTTCTCTAATTCCTGAAAGGTTCTCTTCATTTATACCTTTAATATTATCAGCAATATTAGAAACTTCTTCTTTAATATCAGTTCCTAATGTCTCAAAGACATCAGTTACCTCTTCCTTAAAATCACCAAATCTAGTATCTACTCTTGTTTCAGATTCTACAATTAATTTCTTATATGCAGGAACTTCTTCACCTAAAAACTCATTTACCTTTTCAGATAATGTATTAAATTCTTCTTTTACTTCGTATAAAGTATTTGTATTGACAGTCTTTACTTTATCCTGAACATTTCTGATTGACTCTTCTACAAATAGAAGATGAGCCATCATAGAATCATCAAGATCTTTCTTACTGATCAAATCTTGAATATTCTCTCTTATCTCTTCTACAGTAGTTGATAAACTTTCTACTTTTTCTACATTAGATTTGAAAGTATCAAAAGTCTCTGTAAAATCAGATAGTGATTGTAAACTATTTAAATTAGTTTTAAACGAATCGAAAGCTTCAGAAATTCGCTCTACCTTTTCAGGTTTAGCGTTTTTCAACTCTTCCTTTATATCATCAAATGACGAATTAGGATTCTTGTCGTAAAATTCTGATGGCTTCTTAAGTGGCACGTATTTCTACTCCATCTACAAGTATATTTATTCAGTCTTTTTTGGGTGTTTCTCCCTTTATCAATTTTGCAAGATCTGCAGTAGATCCAACAAAAAGTGCATTATTGACTGTTGATGGTCCTTTTGATACTTTTTCTTCATTAACATCCTTCAGTTTTTTCTGAAGATCAATTAATTTATCGGTAGCATCAGAGACACTTTTTATGAGTTGACCAGCAACTTCATATGCTCTAGGCATCTCACTTTCTTGAGCAATCTCAAGAATACCGTCAATTGCCTCTTGACCTTTTTCTATTATACTATAAAGATTGCCTCTTGTATATTCATAGTCTCTAGTTATATCATCCTTTGTCATTCTATCTGGTTTTTGTGGTTTAACCACTTCACTCTTCTCCTCCTCTACCACTTCAGGAGTGATATTAAAAGTTTTATCAAGTTTGTTGAATTCTTTAGTCATGATAATTTAGAGAAAACCCTCTGTAGAACCATCGAATCCGAAGTCATCTCCTTCTTCAATAAGTGCGTTATCAGCAGTGGTGATTGATTTAACTTCTGCTCCCTTTAAATGAGAAGCAGCAACAGTCTGATCTTGTCCTCTTTCTACTGTCAAGTTATTACCATCTACTGCTTTGACAAATAGTTCTTCACTGCCAATATTGATATAAAGTTTCGTAGATGATGATATAGCAGGTATCTTACTTCCATCAACAACAGGTATTATAACATCTGCTAAACCAATATCTTCTGTAATATTGGTGAGTACATCACCTGTATAATTCTTTGTTGCTCTTGGAGTAACTGTATAAGAAATGTCTCTTGTAACACTCTTGGAATCTCCAGAAATATATGTAGTCTTGACCTTCTTGATAATATCCTTTGTAGCAGAAGTAACTGGACCAAACATATATGTTTTAGCAGTAAATCTTAATGTATAGAGAAGAACTCTTCTTGAAGTGAAGTCACCCTCATAGTCATCCTGCATTGTAATATTTTCTAAAACAATAGGAATATCTC